TGCTTTAGTTTTACCGTCTGCGATTTTAGATGGAGCAGGCATTTTCATACCATGTTCGTTATCTGCTTGTCCGCCACTTGGTGCCGCTACATTGTCAGAAAGTTTAGTTGCTTCTTCAACAACTTCGTCTGACTCTTCTGCAACTTCTTCGTCTAAGTCATATTCGACTGATTCTAGGTCCATTTCATCTGGCATTTCAGCATCTAATTCTGCTTCTTCACCGTCTTCCATGTCGCCTTCTTCGTCGTCTGCTAATAATTTTTCAAATTCTGCTTTGAGGTCTTCTAGCTCGTCTTCGATATCATCAACTTTATCTTCTAGGTCTTTATCTTCACCTTCGTCTTCTGCATCAACGTCTAATTCGTCTTCTGCTTCGTCTTCAAATGCACCTTCTTCGTCTGCTGAAATATCATCTGCAAAGTCATTTGATTGATCAATTACTTCATCAACTTCAATTTCTTCTTCGACTGCTTCTTCTTCTGATTCCTCTGCTTCTTCAACAGCCTCTTCCTCAGATTCTTCTGATTCTTCTACTGCTTCTTCTTCTGATTCTTCAGATTCTTCAACTGCTTCTTCTTCGGAAACGTCTTCGTCTAAAACTTTTTCATATTCTGCTCTTGCTTTAGCAACAACATACTCATGAAGAAGTTCTTCCGCTTTTTCGTTTTCTTCGGCTAGTAGTAGTTCAAGAATGTTTTCTAATTGTGTTCTTGATTCTGACATTGTGGTCTCTCCGATTAAATTTTCTTCTGGTGGCTCAGACGTAAGTGTCCAAACTACCCTGTTAAGTACTTATTAGATGTATGTTTATTTGATGTAAAACGGTGTAAAAATGATGTTTTTGGAGCGAAAAGTGTCAAATCGCTTGTTTATGTCTTTATATTTAATGTTTTGACTATAAAACTTAAAAACTAGTTTAAACTAGTCCTCCACCGGCGTCTTGAGACTGATTAGCATACATAACCTTAACAAATTTGTCATGTTCTGCTTTCTCTTTAGTTTTAAGATCTCTGACCTTTCTTAATTTGCCTAATTCTTCTAAAGTAAGTTTGGATTTTCTAGTATCCTCTTTACTACGTTTAACAAATTCGTCAAGTTCTGGATTGTAAAATTCTATTAATCTCATTATAAACTACCCGGTCCTCCTGGTGTTATAGGTGGGGTTGGTTCTCCTCCACCTGCATCATCAGTATTTATGCCTTCTTCACCGGCCGTTGGATCTTCCAATGGAATATCTCCTGCTGGTATTTCAAAATTAGGATCTACTGCCATTGGATCATTAGGCCTAATACCTAAGTTTCTTAATTCTGCAGATTTACCATCCTGTGTTTCATATTTGTCATATCCGTTTTCAGATCTCCAGAGCTCTTCGTTTTCTTTTATCTCTTGCTCTGTTAGACCCAAGTATTTTTTAAGTTTAAATTGATTGGATAAGTGAGGGACTGCCGCTACTGTATTATATAACTGAGCACGTTCTGTATCCAATTGTAAGTCTTTATATGTGCTAAAATTAAGTGGTTTATTGAATTCTATATTGAATAATGCACTATCTATATCAATACCACGATGCTTTAAAAACATCTTAAATTCTCTATCTAGGTCTTCTTGTATCTGTCTTTGAAGCCTTTCTACATACTTTGCAAACCTATATTCCTGTATATAAGCAACACCTACTTTACCGTCATTGTATACTGCTGACCCGTCATCAGGCCCTGTAGGTAAGTAAGAACTTGGTATTCTAAGTCCTCTTAATAGTTTATTATTAAAGTATCTTAAGTCATCTATTTGTCCTAAATTCTCTCCGCCTGGTAGTGTGTCAACTTTTGAACCTCTACCATCTGCCGTTTGTGCAAAGAAGTAGTCTTCTAACATACTCATTGGATTATATGCGGCATCTACAACACCACTGCCGTCTGCTTTCTTATTAGGTACACGTTTTTGTTGTACTTCATATTTTACTTGTTCTAAATACTGTCTTGCTTTGTGAGGTGGCATATTACCAACATCAATCATAAACACACGTCTTTCAGGTGCTCTGTGTACCCTGTATATAATTATAGAGTCTTCAAGCAATTCCTTTTGCTTGAAAACCTTAAATATGGGTTCTAATATACTAACACCAAATGGCCATGCATGGTCCATACCTTGTGTTAAACTTACATGAACAATATGTTTAGCATCAACAGGTGTTCCTTGGTCTGCACCATCTATTGCTCCAGTACCATAAGCATTTGCTGTACTGTTTACGCCTGCCATTACACCAGTAAGACCTTGTCCACTTCCGTATGGTCTTGCATGTAATCCTGCTACACTTGTTGCTGTTAATTCTTCAAATAGGGGTTCTAAATTTTTAATAAAGTAAGTTTCAATCTTCTTACCTTCACTTTCGTTTACAATAACTTTTTCTATGTTTGCAGGATCAACCCAATATAATTTGAATGTTTCTGGGTCTCTGATAAAGAATTGATCACCGTATTTTATAGTGCTTCTGAATATACCAAATACTCTTTTATGCAAATCGTTAAGTTTACTCCATTGTTTTATGGTTTTGTTTATAATGGAGTTTTCTGTATCTGTAGGATCTGTATGGAACTTGACTTCAAAGGGTAATCCTGAATATTCATCCTCTTGTGTCCCAAATTCTGCAACTGTATCTAATGCCGCATTTATTTCCAAATCGTTATCCATTTGGTCATATTGCATGTATCTCATTAGCCTATTTGGAGAACCTGCATAAACTTCAGGTAACCAACTTGCATATCTGCTGGAAGCCGCACCAGGGCCTGTAGAGGCCTGATCGCCAGTAACATTTAGCGGTAATCCACTATTGTCGACTGATGTAAAATACTTTTTCCAACTCATATAAGAATCCTTTTAGTTATATTACACTATTTATCTGAAGTTGTCAAGTTGGATTTGAAGATCTTGGCTACATGTTGCCTTCTTCAATGGTTTTAGTCTGTCTTCTTGTAAGCATGATAAGAGTCTCCAAATAAGTTCTAAACTCTTCTGCTGATAAACCTGTAGTGCCATCAGTATCAAAGGAGTTCATAAATTCGTTACTATGAGTGGTTCCAACTCCTGTTTCGAGAGATCTCTTATTAGCCGTCCTTTGTAATTCTTTTAAATATCCTGCCGCCTCTCCTGGGGAACTAGAAGAAAGGCTTAAATATTTATCCAGCATGGCTTGTTCTATTTTATCTAATTCTGCACTACCCAAAGTTCTTGTCTGAACACTATTGGGATTTCCATGATAACCTGAGTCTGTATAGAATCTATAACCGCCGGTGTCTCCCGCAAAAGAACCTCGTATTAAGCCTGGATAATCTGTATCGTAGTTAAAATTTCCTCCGGCTAGATTTGAGCTTACTGTATCTTGTAAACTACTGCCTTGGTATGACTTATTTGCTGAATCCAGTACTTTACGTTCTTCTGATTCTCGTATTAATTTTTGTCTGACAGCATCCTTGGCTCGATCAATATCTTCATCGCTCATTTTTTTTGTAAAAGGCATAGCATTTCTTAATCTCAAGGTAAAACCTGTCATTAGAACTTTCCATTCTCTGCCGAATATTTCCATTAAAGATTGAATTGCTGGAGTTACTATTTTTTCAAATGTTTTTGTGAATCCTGCATCTTTGTTTTCATTTAAAAATTGCTGAAGTCTGTCATTAAATTTACCTATTTTTACAGTTACAAAATCAATATACGTTGGTAGTGTTTTACCCAGTTGCTCAGAAACCTTCTCTGCATCACCACCAATTCCAAAAAATATCTCGGCCATTTCGGTAACTGCATTTTTTAATGCTACAAAAGAATTATTAAAGTCATCAAAATTAATATTTTCAACCATGTTTACAATAAATTTATCCTTTACTGCCGAAAACGTAGAAACAATTTGTGTACCTGCTGATTGCATAAGGTTAAATGTCCTTTGAAAATCAACAGGAGAAATTTTGTCAAGACCATCTTTTCTCAATTTATCCACAGATTTTTCGAATTCCATGATACCCTTAGCCATAGTAAGAGCCTGTGCGTCACCTGTTCTGGCTATTGCAAATATTCTTTGTTTTTCTGCTTCGTTAAGAGTACCTAATGTTTGTGTAAACATCATAGCGGCTTCTTCACCGTCAACAACACCTGTATTAAAATCTCTAATAAAGTTATTGAAACTTCCTGCTAGAGTAGGCAATACAGTAACAAATCTTTTTGCAGATTCACTGAATCCAATTGCACCAAACGATGCCGCTTCTAAAGCCGCCGCTGATAATTCACCTCCCAGTGAACCACCTGTTGCTCTTAAAACACTTACAAACTCTTGTGTACCCTTAATAAGTTCTTGCCTGGAATCTTCGTTTAATAATAATAAACGTGCCTGGAAGTCTGTTGAGCTATCCAGCATACTTAATGTAAAGTCTCTGATAACTTCTACACTTGTACCTAAGACACCAGCATATTGTATTTGCGTTTCCAGTAGATCCCTAGTACGTTTAACTAAATTTTCTCTTTGAGCGGCATCTAATCTTCCTATATTACCTAATCTTGTAGCAAATACTAGTTCTCTTCTAAATATATCTATATTGTCTTCAAGTGTTAATCCTAAATCGGCTCCAGAGCCAGTAAGTCTATCAAAAGTTCCTAACAACTGAGCCACAGTATCCATGCCTAATACCTGCATAGCCTGTGCGGTTTCTAAAGTAAAATCTGTTGCTTGTCCAAGAGACATTCCAAATATCCTTAATTTGGCATCGTTATCCATAAATTCGTCTGCTTGGTTTAGACCTACGTCTGTAAGCCTATTCAGAGATGCAGTATATTTAAATAAAGTTCCTACGGTTAGACCTGCTATTGCACCAGTTAGGGCACCAACGCCTTTTACTAATCCGCCAATTACGCCACCAACGGCCGCACCCATACTAACAGACATACCTCTCATATTACTATATTCTTTGGTAGTCTTTTTAATTTCTTCTGTTTCTTTTTTCTTTTCTTTTGTATTTTCTTTGGTGGCCTTTGAGGCATCATTGGCATCTTTATTGCTACCCTTGCCTCCTGTGATTGCTCTAATTAACTTTTCGTTTTCAGACTTAATTGTGCCTGACAATTTGGACATGTCAGACGCCATTTTTTTAAGAGTGACTTCTTTAGCCCAATCAGGTAAAACTGTTTGTCCGTTTTCTAAAGTTATTGCATCCATTTACTAAAAATCCATTATATGCTGTTTTAACTATGATAAATATATCGTAGATAAACTCATACAGTATTTATCAAAAGAATTAACAGGAGTTTTAATTATGACGAATAAACAAAATCCATTAGCCGCACATTTTAGGCAACCTAAATTGTATATGAAATTACCTAGTGGAGGATTATTCAATAAAAGCGATGAATTAGACTTTCCAGAAAGCCAGGAAGTTGCGATTTTTCCTATGACAGCAAAAGACGAAATATTAATGAAAAATCCAGATGCTTTACTTAATGGTGAAGCAGTACTACAAATTATTAAAAGTTGTGTACCTAGTGTATTAGAACCAATGGAATTAACAAATATAGACGTAGACGCAATTCTTATGGGAATACAATCTGCTACATATGGCGATGAAATGGAAGTAACTACTAAATGTGAAACCTGTGAAGATAAAGAATTAACAGGTGTAACAAGTATTTCAGAATCCTTAGACGGAATAGACCCATTAAGCGAAATTAACGAAATAGAGTATGAAGGTCTTAAAGTTTTATTACGTCCTGTTAAATACAGATCTACTATAGAAGCAGGATTAATTAATTTTCAAACAACTAGAAGTTTACAGGGAATATCAGACTTACCAGATGATCTTGACAAACTAAAAATCTTTAATGAAAATTTTAATAGAATGGCACAATTAAATTTTAGTCTTATTGTTGAAAGTATAGAAAAAATAATTGTAAAAGACGAAGACGAAGTCATAGAGGTTACCGATAGAGAGCAAATTTTAGAATTTTTAAATAACTGTGAAGCAAGTATTGGTGCTAAAATTGAAGAGGAAAGTAGTAAAATTTCCACAAAAGGTGTTGCCAAAGATGTTAAATTTGAATGTGAAGAATGTGGTAATATAACAGAATCAACAATAATACTTGATCCTGTAAATTTTTTCACGGCTTCCTAGCAAACGCCGAACCTGATGAAATAATTCAGTATCTAGAGAAGTTAAAAGAACAGAGATCGGCACTTTATAAAAATATTATGGAAATAGTTGTTTATAGTGAAGGCCGAATGTCCTATACTGAGGCGTGGAACTTATCTATGGATGAAAGAAGATTATTCGTAGAGGTTTTAACTGCTTACAGTAAAGCAAAAAATGGTGATGACTCAGAATCAAACGAATACTTATAATGAGCGATTGGATTTATAACAGAAAAAAAGTTACTGAACTTCCAGAGGACTGCGAAGCATTTGTATATCTTATTACAAATAAAACCAATGACAGAAAATATGTTGGTAAAAAACTTGCCAAATTTAAAACAACAAAGCCTCCACTAAAAGGCAAAAAGAACAAACGTCGTGGTTATAAAGAAAGCGACTGGCGTACATATTGGGGTAGTAACGATCATTTAAAAGCAGATGTAGAAGAACTAGGAGAAGAGAATTTTCGTAGAGAAATACTGTACTACTGCCCTAGTAGAGGTGTTGCTAGTTACTTAGAAGCACAAGAACAATTCGAAAGAAAAGTCCTACTTACAGACGAATATTATAACGGTATTATCAACGTTAGAGTAGGCGGCTCAGAAATCCTAAAGGAAGCCTTAAGGACTTGATAACTATTTGCTGATAATAACTCTTATTACGGCACACAAGGCACAAACATAGGCACACATAGGATCATACACCAGCCCTAACCGAGGCAAATAAAATCGGGCTCCTTGACAATCCAGTAAACCTGGTGCGGGACTCTGGAGATGTATGACGGCAAAGATACAAACACACGTTAAACAGTATTAAAAGGATGTAGGCTCTGAGCAAAAAGCAACCTACAAGTTATATAACTGAACTTACTTAGGTTATGTGGCTTCCGTGAGATTCGTGACGGTAGTGTATGGGGACAGAAGGCTCACCGGTTCCTAATAGCACCCGAAGTTAAGAAGGCGATGACATCACATGATGACACTTTACTCACCTGTATAGGTGAGTTATGGCTCCAACATACATGATAACGGTCTACTTTAAAAAGGTTTCAAACAAATGATGAGTGTAGTGAAACGAAACGAAGAATGTAGTTTGAAAAGGTCCGTAGGACCTAATTACTGTGTTGCAATTATAGAATGAATATATCTATTCTCTTTAATAGACTGTATGTTTGGCTCGTGTGCTAGTTTACCCAATGGTAATTTACCTATTGCCAGTCTTTTGTCTTCCAAAGGATAAGGAAGTTTGTTATGTATTTTTGCTAGGAATCTTTTCTGCATAATATCTAAACGTTCAGTCCAAATTCTATCAGGATTAAACCAGCCAAATAAATCATTTTTAAGAACACTTGTAGGCATAATTTGTTCAGGAGGAATATCAACGTCATTATTTTGATACATTCCCATAATCTCTTTTCCTACATGAGGGTAGTTCATATATAAATGATTTTTCAAAATATTTTTATCAAATAAATCGTAATCGCTATCTATTAAGGGCTCGCCGTCATCTTCAGTGGTAGTAATAAAACGAGTAGGCAAACCTATATCAAAGGTCTCTAAATGGTGTATGTCGTAATTAAATTTACTTAACCAATATCTTGCTTCATCTTCTTCGGGGGATAAACTACGGTGTACTTCTACAAAATTTTCATGCAAGTAATTTAAATCGTCTTCGGGTAAGTACAGATCAGGTTTAAGTCTTTGTAGGTTTTCTATATCCTCTTGTAAAAGTATTTCTACTTCTTCTTTAGTCTCTCCGAATCCATAAAATCTATCGTGACTTAAAAGTTTATATTCGTTTTCTTTGAACCTTTGCCAAATTCTTTTGGCAACTCTGTTATCAAATAATTCATATACAAGTGTATAATTTATTTTGTCTTTTCCGAGATTAACATTAATTAACATATTCAGTGTCCGTGTTATAACTTGTAAAACCGCCTTCTTTTACTACAGTTAATACATTATTTACACGGCCAACTAGTTCTTCTTTATGCGATATTAACATAATATTTTTACTGGATTCCCTATGCATTTTCTTTAAAATACCCAAGGCGTTTTCTACACCCATACTGTCCATACCACTGTCTATTAGTTCGTCTATACACATCAAGTTCATGGGTCTATTTAGACTCTCGTATATGTCTCTGAAACTCCAACTTAATCCAAGTATTAGTCTGTTACGTTCACCTCTACTTAAATTATCAAAGTCTAAGTCTCTGCCATATTCTGTAATTTCTACGCCTAAGTCACTGGCAAATTTAACATCATGTGGGAGTCCTAGTTTATCCAAATAGTGTGCTAATCTGTGATTTAAGTATGCTATATTTTGATCTATAATCCTTTTACGGATAAAACTGTCTTTACTTGTAAGCAGTTTATATAAGAAGTCCTGATGCTCTTGTAAATGTGTAAGTTCATTCATTAACTCAAAACTAATTTCCTGTATGCCTGTAGTTTGCAATCCTTCTATTTGTTCTATGTAAGGATTTACATCCAATGCCATTGTTTCTAAATTTGTTTGCATTGAATCCACATTATGTTTATGTTCTAATGCTTCTTCCAATGTACTATAATATACTTCTGGAACTTCAGGAATATCACCTAATTCATCAATTGCTCCACAGGTTTTTAATAGTTGTAGTTCTAAATCATCATAGTATTCTTTTTCTGCCGTAATCTTTTCTTGCAGTTCTTCTGTGTATTCCTCATGTGTTTCTAAATGTGCTGTATCCTGTCCACATGCAGGGCATACACCTTCTTTAGCACTTAGTAAATTACTTTTAAGTTCTTCCAGTTTAGCCTTACTGCGATCTGCACTATTAGTTAATCTTTTCTGATCTGCTTCTAAAGTATTCTTTTGTGCAACTTGATCTTTGATAGTTGTTAATAACTTATGGTTTGCTAATTCTGTATCGATGTCTATTCTTTCCATACGAATTATTTTCTCACCTAATTCTATAAGTTTATCTTCCTTATTCTTTTCCCATGCTCTACTGCGACTTTCTATCTCTTTGATATTCTTTTCTATACGTTTGTTACTTTCTTCTACAGCATTTATACGGATTTCTTCTTCTCTGATATTTTCTCTTGTATGTCTTTGTCTTTCTTTCAATACTTCTGCCTTTTCAGATAATTCTGTAATACCCAACAACTGTTCAATCATATCACGTTGATCATTGTTCTTCATTGCAAGGAAAGGTTCTGTGTATGTGTTTAGTGCAATCAAATGCTTAAACATATTGTGTGGAAAACCAATAATCTTTTCTATTTCTTTTTGTGTTTCTCTACTGTCGCCTTGTTGCTCTTCATTAATTGCGTCTTCGCCATCTATATATAATTTTAGTACATTAGGACGTCTGCCTCTTTCTATACGATAAGACTTGCCTTCTATCTCAAACTCCACAGTAACAATCATACCTTTACCGTTTGTTTTGTTTATAAGGTTATCTTTACGAATGTTTGTTAAGGCATCTCCATAAAGAGCATAACTGAGAGCATTTATTATCGTAGTTTTACCTGTACCGTTTCTGCTACCATCTCCTCCCATGTCTAAATTGTGTCCTAGCACAAGAGTGAGTTGACAGTTATCAAAATTAACTGCCTGTGTGTTGTTGCCAACACTCATAAAGTTTTTTGCTGATACGTTTTTTATCTTTAACATTATTGCGTTTCTATGCTGTTATAGATGTCTATCAAAACATCTTTATCTACTGTATTACTTTCTATTGTTTCTAATTGCTGTATAACAATTTGATCAACACTTTCAAAACTTATATCGCCACCTTCATACTCTTCTTCCTCTTTTATAGGGATAAGTTGTAACTCTCTGACTTTATACTGCTCAGCCATTTTCTCTCTTATGAAGTTTGCTTCTTCATAAGAAATACTGATATCTAGTTTGACCCTTGCATAAGTGTATTGGTCTAATAAGTTTGCATGATCATCTAATAATTGTTTTAGTGTAAACACTTTATACTTAGGACATTCTGCCCAATTAACATACAGTGGCTCTTCTCCCCATGTAAGGAACATGGCGCCTCTCTCGTTGTCATCTACGTCTGCGTAATTGTGTGGGAAAGCATTGCCTATATAATGTATATTATTTTTAAACTGTCTTTTATGGAAATGTCCACTAAACACATAATCTGGCCCACTTAACATTTTATCATTAATGCCTCCATGATCTGGCATCTCTACCATTGCATTCATTTTAAAGTATGGAAGTTCAAAATGGCCAAACATATATTTGCATTTCATTTTTTGTACTTGTTTGAATTCATCACCAACAAGCCAAGGTATAATTGCAACATCATCCTGTAGGAAATGCTCATCTACCATTACAAAATTAGATAAATCTCTAGCATACTCAATGCTGTTTAACTCTCTTTTATCTTTGTAATATAAATCGTGATTACCTGTAATAAAATATACTTTTTCAAAGGCATCATTTAATTTTTTAAAGTCCTTAATAGATGCATTCATTGTAGCAACACTAATACTTGCTCTATGATGGTTCCAATCGCCGAGGAATATACAGGTCTCTGCATTTCTGGCTTTTGCTTCTGCAATAAACCAGTCTACATATCTGTGACAATCTTCTAAATGTAAACGGCTGTTCTGTTTTAATCCGTAATGTATATCCGTAAAACAGGCCGCTGTCTTAAACAGTTGAGCCATATATCAGTCTTCAGTATTTTGTGCTTCTTCTCTTAGTAGACGCATTTCTTCTTCATGTTGTATCTGCCTACCATAACTTGGCAAATGACCACTATCTATTAGAATGTCGTCTCTAATCATTTGATTACGTTTTTCTAAATTTAAGATTCTAGTAAAACTATTATTAACTGCGGCAGTATAATAAGCAAATGGATTATCTGATTTTGCTTCATTAAATTGTAATCCAATTTGTGACAACTGTACCAATGCTTGTCCACGCATTTCGTCTACGTAAGTGTAGCCACGCCAGTTTGCTCTATGCGAATATCTTTCAACTAGTTTTAAAAACATTGTTCCTAGTTTATTTGTTATTCTACCATGATCTACAGAAAACTCTCCGTTACTTAAACTGCCCTGCCAATGACTTCTTGCAACTTCTTTTATTTCTCCACCTACAAAAGCATAGTGTTTAAAAGGAGGAAAATTTACTTTTGCTCTTGTTTCTGCTTCGTTTCTAGGATTCTTTTTTCTACCTGGCTCTAATGGAATATGTTCCATGTCCATAACTCTAAAAACTAAGTCTTCTTGGTCTATACTTTTAGGGTCTATTGCAAATTCTTTTTGCTTAGGCTTGTTTTTATAATCCTTAGGATCATGTAATGCCATTGCGGCCTGATATCCTTCAGATTGTATTTGAGATGCTCTATTTTCTCTTGCAACCTTTATACTGTTTCTATTGATTTTTTTGACATCTTCTAAAATTACATCAAAATCTGCATATTTTTCGTCTGCTACATAACAATAAGTCATCTTACTCTTATGTATTTCTTTTAGAATGTCTTTGTTGTTAAGGTAATTTACCTTTTTAGGCTGTGCCATACATAACTCTCCTCAAAATTATCGTTCATTTATATTGTGTTATTATACACAGTTCTTGTGCATTGTCAATAAGTATTTATAAAAACTGGCAATTTAAAACTAGTTTTAATGAATACGATAAATAGTTGCATACAAGGAGATTTTATGCCAAGCGGAAAAGATTATTTAAAAGGATTAATAGGCGGAGTCGGAAACAACTTAATAGGCAAAATAGGCGGAGGTACTACTATTACCGGTGCTTTATTAGGTGGTTTATCTGATGCAGATTTCTATTCTTTCTTTTATGACGGTAATGCAGGACCTAGTAGGAATCCAGGTAGTAACCTGCTTTTCGGTGCTAGGCAATTAAGTGAACAACAATTAAAACAACAATTAGGTCAGCAGAGTAATCAAGCCGCAAGTTCAACAGCGATTAATCCAAGTGAAGGACAAGGATTTACTACAAACTTTGATTGGAGAGCAAGATTGCGTCCTAAGGCTGGGGGTGCTCACAGATTCTACGGTTCAGAAGATGGCGGTATAATGGCCCCTATCAAAGCATCAGGTGGTTTAGTTTGGCAATATGTTCCACAAATTTATGTAGTAGGTTCTGCAGAATACAATAAAGAGCAGATGCAAGGTATGAACTACCCTATAAATACATATCAAATGTCAACCCCTCCTAGACTAACTTTAACGTCTACGTTCACGGTAAACAATATAGATGAAGGAAGATATTATTTGGCAATGATGCAATTCTTTAGAGTTGTAACAAAGGCCTTCTATGGTGACCAATCTGTTGCTGATGGGACATTTGGTACACCACCTCCAGTAATGTTATTTGAATATTTAGGTGATCATGGGTTTAACAAAGTTCCAGTAATAGTTGTGTCGTACTCTTTGGAGTTACCACCGGATGTAGATTATGTACCTGTAGAGGTTAAAATAGGAGGAGAATCTACAACAACCTATGTACCTACTGAATCAACTGTCACATGTGACCTTGATCCAAATTACACTCCTCATAAATTGCGTAAAAATTTCAATCTTAACACATTAAGAACTGGAGAAGCATATAAGGATGGATATATCTAATGGCAGACTTTCACAGAAGAGATAGTTTTTTGAGAAATGCGTCTACATTTGACGGATTTTTAGATTTAAATACGTTACCAAAACTACCTGAAGATCCTTTTGAAGTAGATTATAAAATAAAAGAATCAGAAAGTAAAAGACCTGACATTTTAGCAACAAATCTTTACAGTACACCTAGACTATGGTGGGTTTTTGCACTTAAAAATCCAGATATCATTAAAGATCCAATAGAAGATTTCAAAGCAGGTGTAATAATAAAAATACCATCACCGGAAACAGTTAAGTCTTTAGTTGGATAAAAAATGGCTGAGGGCGAAGCAAAAAAAGATAACGGTTATTTAGGTTGGGTTCCTACTAATCCCTTAGATAATTTCGATAATGTCACATATAACATCAAACTTTATATGATTCCACCTGTAGAAGAAACTACAGAAAGTAAAAGTGATTCAACACAGGGAGATCCAAGAGAAGATTTACAAGGAGAAGTTACATCTAAAGGTGGCTTCTTAAATGGTGCTTATGTAGCCAAACCAGAAAACACAGTTGTACTTGCACAAACAGGTGTAACAGGTGTATTAATAGATAATGTAGAAATTATGAATGTACCTGGTGGTAAAGGGGGTAAAATAACACAAACGATTACCTGTAATATAAGACAACCTGGAGCCGCAAACTTTTTAGATATGATTGTAATAGGCAGGGAACGTTTAAATATCCCTCATATGAGTGTTGGTGGTGATACTGCTCCTTTCTTTTTCGAAGTAAACTTTCAAGGATACAATCCATACGGTGCAGACTTTGAACCAGATGACGGAGGACAAATTAGAGATGTCGCCGGTCCTTATAGATTTAAAGCATTTTTACAAAATGCTACTTTTGAATTAGATAGTACAGGAACAAATTATTATCTGACTTTTGCGATTGCAGATGATCTTGCATATTCAGATGCATATTATAAAACACCTACAAAAATTATTACTGAAGGTGAAACAATAACTGATCATATTAAAGAATTTATTAAACAATGGAATCACTATCTTAAAGAACACGCAGGTACTACAAAAGATGAAGTTGACACAGTAAACTTCCAATTAAAAAATTTAGTAGGGGAAGGACAAACTACAATAAAAGATGAAAAATTAGATAAAGGATTGGATGCAACTGCGAGAGAAAATACAGCACTTAATAAGGCAGGTGTTGCACCAGGTGAAACAGAAGAAACAACACAAGGTGTAGACAAAAGTGTATCTAATGTAGAGTCAGAGAAAATTAAAATAGAAGTCCCTGCAGGTTCAACTGTAGAAACTTATATTGGTATGTTACTTGCTAGGAACTTAGATTTTACAAACAGTATAACACGAAGTAAAGTTGAAAAAGAAGAATTGGTCTCTACTGACGAAACCTTTATCAGCGATTTTAAAGTAAATGCATTAGTAAAACAATTAAAATATGATGAAAAGAGAAAGGGATATTCTAAAGAAATTATATTTCAACCTGGTATTTTTAAAACTCCCTCAGGAAAACAATTTGCTACAACAGAAGAATTGAATCCTTCTGAAGAAGAAATTAAAAAACGTGTAAATGCTATGGAAATTAGCAGGGCATACGAATACATATTTACAGGACGAAATGATCAAGTAATAAATGTAGATTTAAAGTATGACTTTGGTATCAATTTACTTATACCACCTAAAGGAGGTAAATTCGGTAATGCTGTTTTAAATAATATTTCAAATTTTAGTCCAGATCCTGCAGAAATAGATAGCCCATTATCAGGTAAAACGTTGGCTAGTCTAGCCGCAAAGTTTCAAAATGCTAAAAAGTTTTTAAATATATTTAAAGCGGCAAAAGACGGCAGTATTCGAGATCTTGCCAAAGCGGCTGGGTTAGATGAGAATCAAATTAAAGAAGTTATTGCAGATCGTGTTGGTGCAACTGCTAAAGGATTAATAGAAAGTTTGTCTAATCGACAAATAGGCCAAGCAGTAGCAGATGCTATTTTGCCTAAAGACACTTCTACACAATTAGGAACAGTTACGGAAAGTGATAGGCAAAATCTTTTAAATAATAGTTTAGAAAATTATAAACCAAGCCCAAGTGGATATATTTACGGTGGAGATTTAACAGGCGGCCAAGAAGTTTATTTAGATGCACTTTCAGAAAATGATGCAAAAAGCAAAATACAAGATTCCATAGAAACACAAAAAATTATTGCAACTCCTAACGTAGAGGAAAAAGAAATACAAGACGAATCATATTCAGGGGGTCCTGCTACACGAGGTCAAAATCTTTTTGGATATATGTACGGGCAAAAAAATACAGCAGATATTTTGCTTAGATTAGATATGGCTCTAAGGGGCGACCCGTGGTACTTAGGAGAACCAGATAGAACAGGCGGTATAAATTACGATAAGATTCCTGATATGAAAGAAGAGAAATCTTCTGCTAACGGACTTAATACTTATGGTGGCGATAACTTTATCTTATTTGAGTTAAGACAACCAATGTATTTTGATCCTTTTATAAATGAAGAAGATTTAAATGAAGGTTTATATCCTGTAGGTGGGCAAAGTTTTTTCATAACTGGCATATATAGGCTTCTGGAAGTAGTAAATAACTTCGATAATGGAAGATATACTGTGAATGTTCGTACAGCAAAAGAATCTACAATAGATTTATCTAAATTAGAAGATAAAAATAGTTTATCCCTAGATGATATTAGAGCATCATATGAGCAAACATTTAAAGAAAAAAATTGGCAAGATGCTAGAAATCAAACGTCTAGTGATTATAGTGGGGAACGTTTTGATGATCCTGCATATATAGATAATTTATTAAATATAGGATCAGGTACAGGCATGGAGAACTCACTACAGGATTTACTTGATCAGGGACTTATAACAAGTGAACAAGAGCAAAAATACAAGGCATGGAAAGCAAACAGGACTAGTCCTACTCAAGGTAAAAAAGGAGATATTTAAAAATGCCTAAACATTTCCACGTAAATAAATCTATGGGGGCTACCTACGATAACCCTGTGGAAAGATTAGATACTACAAAACGATATTGGGGTATCTATACAGGTGTAGTTGAATTTAATAAAGATTCATCACGTACAGGAAAGGTATCAGTTTATATTTCAGAGTTTAATAGAGACCCTACACAAAGATTACTTTTTGACGCGATGTATACGTCTCCTTTTTACGGTTTATCTGATCCAGTTCATTCTAATGCAGACGATATTACGCAAGATAGAAATGCTAGAACCTCTTATGGAATGTGGACACCACCGCCTGATGTTGGTAATACTGTATTAGTAAGTTTTGCAGACGGACTATTGTCTAAACCATTTATAATGGGACATGCTATGGTGACTCCCTACAACCAAATGGTTCCAGGAATTGCCGGAGGACCTAGTTTTCAGGGTGGACCGTTTAATACACCTACTGTAGAAAAAAATCAATATGACACAGATACTAAAAATAACGGAAAACTTAGACCTATCTTTCATGATTTTGCAGAAAACATCACAAAACAGGGACTTATAAACGACCCATTAAGGGGAGCAACATCAAGTAGTGCAAGGAGAGAAACTCCTAGTGAAGTATTAGGTATTTTATCTAAAGGTCCTCGAGACGATGAGGGTAGACCTATAGGACCAGGGCATCAGTTTATTATGGACGATGCACCGGAAAATTCTAATATAAGAGTGAGAACCGGGGGCGGTAATCAGATTTTATTAGACGATACCACAGGATGTATATATGTTATAAACAAAACAGGAACAGCATGGTTTGAATTAGACAGAAACGGTAATATTAACTTCTTTGGGGAAGGTAGTATGAGTATTCGTTCTAAAGGAGACTTTAACTTAAGAGCAGATAAAAACATCAATATAGAAGCAGGTAATGATGTAAATATAAAGGCAACTGGAGATAATTCAGAAGTCGCCGGGTATTTAGGAATATCAGGTAAATTAGGAGCATTAGGTGTGCCACCATTAGGAACAGGTGGTAATTTAAGATTTCATTCTGCGGCTGACACCTCTATACATGCAACTCTTAATGCTCAAATTACAGCAAATGCAGGTGATCTACAGATCAACTCTGCAGGAAGATTAACATTAACCAGTACAACAAGTGCGGCCATACAATCACAAGGGTTTACCACAGTACAGGCCTCAGGAAAAGTTGATGTTTTGGCGGGAGGAGCCGCAACACTTTCAGCAGGAGGTACTACAAATATATTCGGAACAACCATAGGTTTAAATAATCTTGGAACAGTACCTACACCTGATCTAGTACCGGCTGTACCGGCACCACAATTAGGCGGAACGGAACAGCCTGATCAATCATCAACACCGCCAGAGTACGATAGAGACGAAGACAATCCAATTTTAAATGGCGGACAAAGACCAGAAAAAGGACCGGCTATTAGCACTATTGTTGGAAAACTAATTACAGCAGAACCATATGCTGGACATGGATCGTATGATCCTATATCAGAAGACCCAACAAGTATAGAAGAAGATGAAACAGCAGATGGCGAAACACTAGAAAATCAAATAGATCCTACAGATACAACTCCAGCAGATGCTGATACACCTGAAGGGACAAAAATTGGTAAAGGGTTTGCAGATGCACGAGATAAAATTGGTGATTTAAAAGATGAATTTGATGATGCAACAGCAGGTATCAAATCTGTTTATGCAGAATACAATGCGATGTTGAGTAACTTTATGTCTTTGAAAAATTTAAATTTAAAAAGCATAGAAGGTATTACAAAAATGGCAGGAATGTTAGGTATTGTTATACCACCGTTTAGAATACCTACAACTAATAGTATTATGCAAAAGATTATAGGACAGAGTAAAATTTTAACAGACTTAGAAGCCAGGTTAAAACAATTTTCTTTGGATGGTTTAGGTTTGCCTTTAGATTTACAGGATACAGTTGTAAAAGGCATGAAGGGCGATATAAGTGGTGTTGTTAATAATGTAACAGGCGGTAAAGTAGAAGAATTTAAATCTGCGGCAAAAGCCAAAGTAGAAGGTGCTATAAAAAACGCTCAAGGACAAGGAGGCAATAACAATGGCGGATAATATATTTGATGAAGTTGTTGAACAATTAGCAGATAAAGGTATAGATTTAATAATCGACGGTCCTAGTTTAATTTACATTCATAGAAAAACAGGTACAAGACTTGTTGAGTTTATAGACGGTCTTGGGCCTAATGCAGAAAGACTAGCCTTAGAAGCAGATTTAAAACAAGCAATTAAAGACATATCTGAATTAGTTACAGTACCTTTAAATCATAATCAAATGGGTGCTCTTGCAAGTTTTGTATCTCACATAGGCGTAGATAGGTTTGCAAAAAGCAAAGTTTTAGCAGTTCTTAATCAAGGACGATACGAATCAGTACCTAAATACATGCAAAGATTTAGAGTAGGAAAGATAGGCCAATACAGCAGACCACAAATAAGAACAGACTATATTGCTAGACGAAGATATGAAGCAGAACTTTTCTCTACTGCCGATCATCTTAATTGGCAAGCAGAAGTTGATGATGTACAAGCAACATTATATCCTCAGCAAAGGGATTTAAATTTTCAGGAATTAAGAGCTATATTGGTACTTGCTAAGAAGAGAGCCTATAATAAATTAGGAATATTTTTTTAAAGCCTTTTTAAGATCTGCATTTTCAACAAGTAATCTATATTTTTGTTCTTGTTCTTCTGCAACGGCTTGTTCTAGTAATTCAATTTTATTTCTAAGACCATTATTTTCGTTGTTCTTTTCAACGAGCATAATTCTTAATTCTTCTTCTAGTGTATTGTTTAAGGATTTTATATCTTGCATTTTATTTTTCAAATATTATATCTTGTAATATTTTAGTTACATCATTATTTAACAGAACTCCACTGTGACCCGCCTCTATATAGATATTTTCAGTGTTTTTGAATTTTGGGGGTGTTGAGGATTGACTAGAAACCGATATCATACCATCATTTGCATGACCTCCTAATCCTGCTAAAGGATTGGCACCACTAGTACATACAATGTTAGTATGATTACCATTAAAAGTTTTCTCTTGTAGCAGTCTTAATACATCAGCACCTGGCTTAGTATTCTCAAAAACCTTTCTGTTTCTAAAAACCATAGCAAGTATTCTTGCTACAGGAGTGCCCTCCCAAGGAGTTGCTATTGTAATGAGATGATCTACTTTTCTAGGATATACACTAGCATACCAACTTGCTAATAAACCACCAAAACTATGTCCTACAATTACTACTTTTTGTTTACCCCATTCTCTTTCTTTTTGCATTCTTATATGCTCTACTAAATCATATGGATCTTGTTCCATATCGTATGCAGGTGCAAAGAAAGGGTGTTCTGGCATCTTTAATGTGTAGTAATTAAAGTTATCAGGGTCTGCATTTGCTCCATGTAAATAGATCACATTTTTCATAAATTTATTATAACACCTTATACAAAGAAGTCAAGCATTAATTAAAACTATATTTAATAGTTTTGATAAATACTTACATGGCAACGTTATTCAAAGGTTTTAGTACAGTAGACAAAAATAGGGCACCTTATACCCTTACAGATACTAATCTTATTAAAAGAGATTTACTAAATCATTTCTATACTAAAAGAGGTGAGCGAATAATGAGACCTAATTTTGGTAGTATTATTTGGGATATGTTAATGGAGCAAGATAGTCCAACGTTGCAAGAGGATATTAAAGATGATATAAAAAGAATAGTGGATTTAGATCCTAGGGTCACATTAGAGAATACAATATTATACATAAATGACCAGACCATAAGAGCAGAAGTCGAAGTGAAGTATTACAATTTAGACCAAGCAGAAACATTATTCTTAGAATTTGATAGAAGAAATGCAGAGGACTTTTAATGGCTTTAGTTAATAGACAAAATAATTTATTTGCGGCAGAAGATTGGAAAGTTGCATATAAAGCCTTTTCAGAAGTAGATTTTCAAGCATACGACTTCGACACTATGAGAACTAGTTTAGTTCAATATGTACGAACAAACTTTCCAGAAAATTTCAATGATTATATTGAAAGTTCAGAATTTATTGCAATTATAGAATTGTTAGCATTTTTAAGTACAAGTATTGCATTTAGAATGGATGTTAATACTAGAGAAAACTTTTTAGAAACAGCAGAAAGAAGAGACTCAGTATTTAAATTAGCAAGAATGTTAGGATATAATCCTAAAAGAAATATTCCTGCAAGTGGCCTTATGAAGATTACATCTTTGAGAACTAATGAGCCACTTACAGATAGCCAAGGAAATCAATTAGCAAATCAGAATATTTTTTGGGACGATGCAAACAATCCAGACAGTTATGAACAATTCATTACAGTACTTAATGCAGGAATGTCCTCAACAAATAGATTTTCATCACCTGTTAAATCAGGTAAAATTGCTGGTATTAGCACAGACCAATACACAATAAGTACGCCTATTACATCTCCCATTGCACATTCATTTAATATTAATGTAAATGGTGTTAGTAGAGTATTTGAAATAGTAAACGGTGATTTTTACGATAACGAATACTTTTATGAAAAACAACCAAACCCTACAAATGATTTTGGTCTTTTCTATAGAAACGATGGATTAGGTCTCTCTAGTAATAATACTGGTTTCTTCCTCATGTTCAAACAAGGTACTTTAGAATTTGAAGACTTTAATTATGAGGCACCATTACAAAATAGATTTGAAGATATTATAAAGAAAAATATAAATGAAACTGATGTCTTTATACAGGAAGTAAATACACAAGGTGTTGTAGAAAATCAATGGACTAAAATTCCAAATACAATTGGTCAAACATTAAACTATAACAGCCAAGCATTAAATACTAGAAATTTATATGCAATAGAAAATTTAAATAATGACGGAATAAGAATAAAATATCCAGACGGCAATTTCGGAAATGTACCAACGGGTATTTTTAGAGTATGGCATAGAACCAGTGATGGAGAAAGATATTCTATACACCCAGATGATGCAAAAAATTTATCAGTAACTATACCTTATGTAAATTCATCAGGGGAAGATTACCGTTTAACAATTACATTTGGACTTGAGTCAACTGTTAATAATAGTTTACCTGCAGAAAGTTTACAGGCTATTAAAGATAGAGCACCACAAACATTTTATACACAAAATAGAATGGTGTCAGCACAAGACTATAATGTTTTTCCTTTAAGCCAAACATCTAATATATTAAAACTAAAAGCAACAAATAGAACTCATGCAGGCCATAGCAGGTACATTGATATAAATGATCCTACAGGAACATTTCAAAGTGTTGAAACTTATACAGAGGACGGGTATCTTTACAAGGACGATGACCCTATAACAAAAGAATTAATAGTTAGTGATAATAATACACCAGCAGAAGTTATTGACAATACCATTGTAAATTACTTAAAAGAACAAAGATTAAATAATGTAATATATGATACTCTTAGAGAAAAATGGAGTAACTTTATTACAACTAAATTCCAAACAGATACTTTAAATATTAGATGGAATCCTTTACCGGTTGCAACACAGAGCACTACAGGTTATATGACAGAAACATTTAGTAGTTCTGATACTGTTGTAATGGTAAACAATACAGAATCAACTAAAGTATTTCAAGAAAATACATTTGTTAAATTCGTAGATACTACAAATATTGCAAACTATAAATGGGTTAGAGTCACAGGTGTTCAAAATAATGGTGCCTTATCTAGTGGTTTAAGTACAAGCATAGGACCATGGACTTTAAGTGACAATGTAAATTCAAATTGGCGAGCAGAAGAAGTTATAGCAAGTTTAAGAAAAACATTCACAAGTTCGGAAAAAACACAAATACAAACCGCAATATCTAATAAGAGCACATTTGGCATAGGTTTTGATCTTACAGATCAATCTTTTTATGTGATATCAAATGCAAACCTATTAAAAACAGGAGATTTAGATATTGAAAATGCAAAAGATACTACGTTGTCAGGTAAAGATAATAGTTGGCTCATGTTATTTGAATATTCTCCTATAGATACATCTAGTTATAGGTATAATGTAACTATAAGAGGTTTATCTTATGTTGTACAAAGTGCTAACGACTTAAAATTTTATAATGTAAAATCTGTTAAGGTAACTGATGGCACCACTCAAGCAGTAAAAGACAGCATAACATTTAACACACTGAATTATAAACCAGGAGTTACTGAATCTTTTGTGTGGGCTAATTCCAGTATTTCTGGTGGGTCTATAGGAGATAGATGGCAAAGTTTAGATAATTCTGCATTTTATGACCCTAATGGATTAAGAACAAATATTGCATTAAGAACAAGAGATATTAAATGGTTTGATGTGAATGTTACCTGGCAAAGTACATTTGGAATTATGAGAACAGATGCAGTTACAGGTACACATACACCAGCAAATATATTTGCTGTAAATAGATTTGTAAATGCGGCAAACGTTTCATTAAATCCATATTTTGATGACGGCAATGTGTCTACAAACAATGTAACACTATCTAATAACGACGGTCGTATATCAAGATTGCCTAGCAACTTAACAATTAATTTTGATAATACAACTTTTGGGTATAATATTTTTGATAATTCAGGTAATATAACATACAAACAATATAATAACGATACAGGATTAATAGAAATATATCATGGAAAT